GTATTGGTTTTGCCTCTGGCCTGCGCGATTTCAATACCTATTCTTTTCGCGTTGGGGTGCCGGGATGAAAACCAATAAACGTGATAGCCGTCACATACAGGCGGCTAATAGTTGGCTATTATGTACCTACATTAACGCAAACGGAGATAACATCATGACTAAACTAAATGAACTGACAAACGCACAAGCAGTAGAACTTAAAACATTAGTTGCTAACTATCGCGCAGAATGCAAAGCATTTGATGAGCACATGCAGCGTGATGACATCTTTAGCAGCATCGAGACACTACTAGACTACAGTGAGAGCGCCAAAGACGCTTTAGCGGATAATCTGGGTGATCTTGGGCTGCCACTCAATACCGACACAGTGGACGCAATTGAGGAGCTGTAATGACACCATCACAACAAGCTAAGTCGCTGGGCTGCAAAAGCCTAGCGCGTGTGGCAGAGGCTAGCGGGATACCAGTGTCAACACTCAAGCACTGGCACCAGATAAAACACACTCGGTTTTTTCGGATATGTGAGTTGGTAGCGTTTTACGACAGAGGGATAAAGTGATGCAAAAAACAGAAACACCAAATTGGCAACAAAACATGGCAGAGCGGTGCGCTGATAGGTTATCGGATGAAAACGCCGCCCTGCGCGAAGCCCTGCGCCTGAAAGAGCTAGAGTGTGAGTCATTGGTGTCTGACCTTTCGCGCATCGTATCGGCGGCGGCTGTTGCGCACTTATCCGGTAGTGAGCAGCAGTACGTTGACCGCCTTTACCGGGTGATTCGTGATGCCAGTGGTAAGTTATACAATGATGAAGTGGGAGGCGGTGATGAATAACAAGCAGATTAAGAAAGTGATACTCAACCCTTTAAATGTAAGGCATCCTCAGTACCCATATTTTGGGTATTACTTTGGAAATGGCGGTCTTTATGAGTGTGGCTATGCTGGCAATCCACCAGATGACCACTACGAATACAACGAGCGAGTGATTTACGGCAAGCCAGTATCAATCAAAGCAGAGGTGAAGTGATATGAAATGGTTATACATCGCACTAGCTCTGAACCTTTGCGGCATAGCTGTTTCGGTTTGGATGCTATCAACGTTATTGTGAGGTTGGTCACAGTAAAAAATAATAAAATGGGCACAATGCCCCTACTCCTCTTCATCCTCGATAATCAATTCACTCGTACACCTACAGTCGTAATCCACTCCGGTCATCAGATATTTGCCATCAATAGACGAATACAACCCCTTATCTAAATCAAAAACCTTACCATCACGGTCAGCATGTGACGGCCTCACGCGGTCATCATCAGACGTTGACCATCTGGCACGCCTCGCCCCAGCCTTTTGCGCTCGCAGCTTGGTAGATAGTGAGTTGTAATTCTGAATCTGGTTACGCGCTAGGAACTCGGCATGATTGCGACGCTGCTCTGCTAGGTTATCATATTGCTGGAGTATTTCCTCGACGGATTTACCCTCGGCCATCGCGTGCAGGGTATCATTGGTGAACTTCTCTAGCGTCTCATCGCGCAGCTTTTTAACCCATTGCAAGGTCTCAAGTTTCAGCGCGTTCATCTGGGGTGTTAGTCCCTCTTTGCGCATCAACTGCACAGGGTCAACCCCAATGGCGCTAGATAGCTGATTGTAGAACTTTTGCTTGCTTTGCTTATCTACGCTGTTTAGTATCTTGTCACTGAGCTTGTCTAGTCGCTTGTTATCAAATCGGCGCACCAGCTTGCGCTTAACTCGGTTGGCCAGCTTGAGAAATACCCGCGCATAGTTGCCCACTTGAGCGTCTGCGAATTGGTATCTCGACAATAGGGCAGCCTCATGCTCACCCATTGACGAATCCTCGAATTTCTTGATGGTTGACTTGTTCAGCCCCTTAATGGCCTCATTCCGGAATTGGCGCTCCATCTGCTCGACCATCTCTTTCATCGCCTGACCGAATCGGCGCTCCAGCGTTTTCGGTGATGCTGGCTCCTTAATTGTTTTCGCCATTAAAGAACTCCTCAAATAAATCTGTTTCACTGATGCCGTGGTCTTTTAGATATTGACCATAATCCTCGCCCATCTCGGCTAGCCCTTTGGCGTTCTCGATAATCATCTTATCGTAAGCGGCTTTCTCTTCCGCGCTACCATGCTGATTAGCGCGGAACTCAAAGCATTCAAGGCCGAATCGGTTTAGTAGCTCGCGTGATGGTGGCAAGATAAAATCATTCTGCAATGCCTCAATGGTCTCGTTCATCGTCTGGCGCTCGTTGTCACCAGTAGAGTTCAGCCCTTTGACATTCTCGCCGACAAGCTCAGACACGGGCAACCCAGTAACCATAGCCAAGCGGCGCAATGTTATCTGGTCAGCGTCGTTAAGGTTTGATAGCGTTTGCGACACGTTGACAGCATCGTCATCAGCATCAATGAGCACGCTACCTGTGAGGCTTTTTTGGTCTTCCAGCATTGAATGAAACTTGAGCAAGTCTTTCTCTTGGCCTGACTGAATCGCCTGCTTTAGACCTTTGTACTTAAAAACGCTGATACTGTTGCGCTCGACAATATCAGCGCTTGCACGCTGCACAGTTGCATCGGCAATCAATTGCGGGCGGATTAACTCAAACTCCGATACGCCTCCATAAAAGTAGTGTGGCAGCTCAAGCTCAACTGGCAGCACATAGCGAAAATCAACAACGCGCGACCAATGCAGAGTATGGCCTCGAACGATGTAGGTTTTGGGAAGCATGTATCGTGGATTGCTAAGGTCACGCACCACATCGCCAACAGTTACCATGTCACCGCTGAACACAGTCAGTCGGCAATTGGCTAAATTGAACTTGCCTTTTTTTGGCTGCGAGTGGTCAGCGTTATTCTCGTTGATTAGGATGATGCCACGACCAAAACCCAGCATATAACTTGATGCCAATTTGATAGGTTCAGCAAAATGGTCATCAAACACTTGCGCCGCATCGCTACCCTCATCAAACTTAATGGAGTCGGCAGACATTGTGCGCCCGATTTTCTTTCTTATGATTTTGGAGCCAACGCCAGAGCGCCAACACTCTTGCATCTCCTGCCAGTCCATCCGGCGCGAATAAATCCGGTTGGTCTCCGTGGCGCTGCGCTTATTCCGCAACGTGTTCACGACATTCATAATGCCGTCTGCAAATTTGCTCATAGTAAGCCTGCCCAATTAACGTTTTCGTTTTTCATTGCTGGTTCCAGTGCATACCGGATTGCATCCCAACAGTGATTGTCTTTGTCGAGTATAACATCTAACACCTCATCGGTAATGCGGTCTGTTTTGTATTGATAGTTCCTAGCTTCATAGATGGCATTATCGCAGCGTGGATGGATGTAAATGCGCTTGAATGATTTAATGAATGATATGCCGTCCTCTACGCTGCCCTTTCCTTTGTCACATCCAACAATGCGTGGCAAACCCTTACGGCTTAGGTATGATATTGATTCAGGTCGCGCGTTATCAGCTCGAACGCTTTGCTTTTCAATTTCCGGCAGCCTATCCATCAGGAATTCAGCGGTATCATCAAGCTCTAGATGTTGCTTGACCGCCTCTCGCTCAATCCATAAACACTCGTCGTGAATCCACACCCTAACGCCAGCGGTGGGGTCTTGGCTAAATCCGAAATCAAGGCCGTTGTATGGACCATTCCAAAGCTTATGATGCGGCTCAAATTCCTTAACCTCCCATTTGCCGGAAAATACCTGCGCCTCTTTTCGATCGTAAAACTCGCCCTCATAGACCCATAAGTAGCGGTCATAATCACGCTCCATTAACTTACGTCGCTCACCATCTAGCTCGTCAGGGAACCAAGGATTGTCACGCCAGTTAATATTAACAACGGTCACGCGCTCGAACGGATTAGCGTCCCAATCCACATATACGCCACTAACTAGGCTAGGAATATAAGGTTCTACGCGCTCAGTGTAGGTTGGGTCCTCCGGCTTGGCAGGGTTGAACGACGTCCATATCTCAGAGTCTTTTGCTCGGATAGTGTTAACAAGGTAATCCCACGACCTGAGCGACACGTTTTCCGCTTCCTCAACCCATGCGATAGTTGCCCCTGCGTAACCTTTGATTTTGGTCTGGTTGCGATACAAGCCCTCAAAGCCGAATGATGAGCCTGTCTCTTTGTGGGTTATCTTCTTGTCGGTAATGCTAAATTCATCTTCAAGGCTGCGGCGGTTTATCTCGTCCACAATCTCTTGCCAGCTCGAATCTTGGATAGACTTCATTATCTCACGACAGCAAAGAATGCGCTCAAACGCACACCGCGCACGCTCAACCAGTATTGATGCAATCGTCCTAGTCTTTGCAGAGCCTCGCCCACCATAAGCGGTCTTATAGCGTGACGGATAAAGGAACCATTGCATCTTTTCAGGAATGGACAAATCCGGCTCAGCATCTATCTCATCACCGCCAATCACGCGGCAAGTGACGAGACCCCTGTCAGCATCATAAACACCAAACACAGAAGATTGACGACTAACAACGCCATGCATTACCGCCTTACTTTCTAGCGCCTCGATGCGTTTAAGCTGACTGCGCATTAATCATGCTCTCTAGTGCCTCGATACGGTCGCGCAATTCGGTTTGCTCGGAAATGGTCAATCCTGACTGGATAATATCCGTCATCAGCTTAGCCATATCCAAAGGCAAAATGCCATCACTGACCGCTCTCTCGATAGCCTCAGCCTTTTCGATAGCTGTGCCGCTCTGTGGGTAATCAAAGGGGATTGCTGGCATGGTTGGCTTGCTTGCCGGATAAAGTCGCGTTAGAACCTCTTTGAGAAGCATGGGTGATGCGGTATCTTCTGGATTCATCGCGCGCTGAACAAGCACATTATAAAAGCCTTGCTCGTCCTCACCTTGCTTCTTGATAGCGTTTAATATCAGCGTGCGTTTGTCGGGTCCACGCTTACCCCTTACTT